GATTGCCTTCTAATTGATACATTTGAGTATAAAGATGACCTTTCCTTAATCTTTGCGTTAATCTATTTAAAACCCCAAGCTGCGTATTTAAAATATCCTGGACATCATTGTTCCCTCTAAATCTATCTACTGTTAATTTCTTTGATTTGTCTACTATATCACAAGCCAAAATACTTATATTGAACCTAAGCACTTGTTCTTCATCAATCACAGAATTTATAATTATATGTCCTAAAGGAAATATATCTTGTTTGTTTAAATTAACGTCAGTTATATCACCAGTAGTTACTGTGTTTATATTCTTGTCTTCTAGTAACTCTGTTTTAATAGTTTCTGTTAATTGATAAAAACCTCTTACTCCTTGATTGCTCATTTAAATTTCTTTTTTATTTGTTTTGCTTCTAGCTCGTTTTTGTCTTTCATAAATGTCAGCATCTGGAAACACTCGTGCATTCCTAGTTTAGTGATATTTTCAAACCTTGTAATGTCCCCTTGAGCGAGTCCAAAAATTGATTGATACCACCCCCACTTTTTTGAGAACTGAGATACTGAGTCAAGATTTCTGTTTCCTGATTGTCCAAAGAGTTCGTCATAACTGTCGATAAGTCTAGTCCTAAATTCCACAAAAAAAAAATTGATGACATCACAGCATCCATTGGCATCTCCAACAATGGCATTTCTGTTCCAACTTTATAATCTTCAATACTATATTTATCTTTTAATTTAACTAAGACTGGTCTGTATAAGACATTCATTGCTTTTTCCATTTGATCCCAGTTACCTATAAAAGTGTCTAGATCAATATACTCTCCCAGCGTTAAGTCATCAAGCTGTGGATGAAATCCATACTCAACTTTATTCAATTTAAAAGTATTTATTAAATCTGGCTTCTCGTTAAATATGCTTGAAAGTTTTAATATAATTTCCTGGGAATCTTTTAATTTTAAAAGCATAACTTTTTCTAACTTTACATTGCAAAGGATTTCAATCATTTTAGCGTTTAAAAATCTTTCATCCTTCACTTTTTCTTCAATCATTAAGAACTTTTTATATTGCCTTAATGTAATATCTTTTAATGAAGTTGGTATTTTAATTGTCAGTTTCATATATATATAACGTATTTAAAGTTGATTTTTATAATAGTAAAAGTAATAAAAAAAAGGCAGCCATTTCTGACTACCCTTTAAAGATGTAAGTTTTCCCAAGTTATTCTTACATCATATCTGCTTCCCAACATCCGTTGCTACAATATCCTTTGTCTGAATGCATAGGCTTCTCACAATGCGAACAAGTGTACTCTGGTTGCTCGTGTGGATTTAAATAGTCATCCCAACTCATAATTATATATTAAAGATTAAACTTAATAAAACTCTACCGATAAAATAGCAAGGTATTACTATTAGTATAATTCCTTCTAATTTTTTAACTTGTTTTCCTAGCTTTGCAGCTTTGCTTAATTTTTCCATTATTCTTTTATTAAAATTAAATCTAGTTCATCGGCTACATAATTTATGTGCTTCTGAGTTGTTTGACTCCAATACCCTAGTTGAATTAAATCGTTTCCATCTATCGTTGCAACGTGGGTTGAATAGCTCCATACTTGGCAATCCAAGATTCTTAAATTTGTTTTGTATTTGTCTAGTGTTATCATTGTTTTGTTTTTTTAATTATTAATTACTTCGTATAATCATTTTTGATTTAATTTTTTATAGATTCCCACCAATTATCTGGGTATTTTTCATAATCATTATAAAACTTTTCAATAAATATTTCTGATAACCCACTTATGTAATCATCGATATTATATAAAAAAACAGGTAAATCAGTATAAACCCAAGACTCTACTAATAATCTTGTTTCATAATTTAATTGCCAAATATGGCTACTTGAGTAGTCTAAATAAACTTTCTTATAAAGATTATAAATTTCATAAAATTTGTCTGTTTCATTTCCATTACTTAATAAAAATTCAACAATTTCTAAATGTTTGTTTTGTGTTTCTGCGATTTCTAGGTTTTAAGTTTTGTGCCTTATGGCTTTAATATTAATTATACTCAAAGGTAAGGTATATTATCTTATTAACAAAACATTTAATAACTTTTATTTAATGAAGAGTATATTTACCAAAATTAGGTCTGGATAAAATAGAATAAGTCGCATACCTGCAGGGATCAATAATGTGATTGTGCTTGTCTTCAGGAATATTAACCAGCATTCCAGCTTTATCTTCTCTCCACTTATAGTTTCTAAACTCAGAGATTGCGTTTGTTGATGAAGCCAAGATGTGAATTTTGTACCTCTTCAATAAATCGATACCTGCATTAATAGAATCTTTACCTTTTATACTTGGGAATATATTATGACCCATTCTTCTCAGCTCTGCAATCAATCGTGGCTCAGCACTGTCTGCATATATAGGGTTGGCTAATAGCTTCTCTTCTTTTAAGAATAAATTTATATCATTAGTTGTCATTTGAGTTCTGTAAAGATGCTCTTTAATATATAGATCGTGTCCTAATGTATATACGGAAACTAAAGTTGAAGGATCATTCGAGTATCCAAAGTCCATTCCATAAGCTATTAATGAAGCATCCACAGGGATTTGATTAACCTCTAAATATTTAAATATAGTGCTTCTACTTGCTGCTCGTTCACCTAATCCGTAAACTTGCCAATATTGTTCGTCAGTATATCTTAGCCTTTCAATCTCTTTAACAATAGAATCTTCAACAAATGGATTGTCTAAATAAGTTGTTTTAAAAAACGCACAGTCATCTCTTGGAATGACCTTGTCATATATCCAATGATATTCGTCTGATGGATTAAAGTCAAGTATTATTTTTTCTTGAGTTCTGAATATAAGCTGTTGCCAGTCTTCAAAGTATAGTTCATTGGCTTCATTAATAAAAAGCAAATCTCTTTTACGACCTCTAATCTTTTGTGATTGATCTAAAGCAATAAACTCAATTAAGTTTCCGAATAGATGGTATTCTGAATTTGACTTATTATGGAACTTTTCGCTGTATATATTATTAGCCTGGAGTATGCTAATAAAATCTCTCAGGACAGTAGCTCTTAAACTTGGAAATGCTTTTCGGCAAATAGTAACTATCTTATTATTATTTCTTGTGCAATATTGAAATATTATCCAGAGAATTATATTGTAAGTTTTACCAGAACGAGTTCCACCTTGTTCAACTATAATCTTTTTTTCATTGTTTATTAAATGATCATAAACAATATTAGTCTTTATTTTTAGTTGATCCAATTATCTCGATTTGAAAGTTAGTCGGCATTCCTTCAGCACCAGTAATCTCTTGTCTTTCAACATAACCTCTGTGCTTAGCTTTAGTTTTTAAATAGAATATAGTTGCAGATGTTGAACCGTCCTGGATTTGTTTATGTAATTGACTTTCAGCGAAATCGATTGCCACATTAGAAATGTCCTCTACTTTAGATTTAAACTCTGCATCATCCTTGCAGTATTTATAAAATGTTTCCCTGCTACATTCAACTTTTCTACAAGCTGTTGTAACTACTCCTAAAGCCTTCTCTAATGCTTTTAATAAGTTCTCTTTTAGTATGTCAGATTTTGTCATAATATTTAATTAGAGCGATAGGGTAGAATCGAACTCCTCCTCTTAACTGGAATGTTAAATGTGCAACCATTACACTTCTATCGCATTTATTTATTTTGTCTGTCTTTTATTGTTATTTTTTCTCCTTTATACATTCCAGCTCCTCTTTTATCTATTTCATTAAAATTTAAAACAGGAACATTTAGTTTACAGCTTTTGTCTATTATGTAAATATATCGATTTTGAAATCCTTTTAATGCTTCTGATCCATTAAAGTTATACTTGCTGTCTCCACGCTTTGCAACTATCTCTCCATTTGCTAGTTTATATATTGTTCCGTTTTTATTTATTTGAGTTAGTTTAAATCCACTTGCACGATAAATAGTTCCGTCTCCACATTGCGTTGCATCTGAGTAACTTAATATCCATTTTATTTGTGGAGCATTTTTTTTTATTAATCGGATGCTTATTGCAATACATCTACTTTCTGAATACTTAGGTAGATAGTCATCAAAAGCCATTCGATTTAACTCTAACATTTCATTCCATCTTTTGTTAAAATCTTCTACTCCTGAATCCACTAAAGGTAATACATTTCTTTTATCCATTGGAGAACCGTAACTCATAACTCCGTGCAGCGTATTATCTAAAAAGCAACCAAAATGTAAATTGCTCATATTAACAACCTTTCCTGAATAATGATTTTTCTTTATAAATTCATTAGCCACATTAGATTTGATTACTTTGACTATTATTTCTTTTGCTCTACCCATTGCTTAATTATTAAATAAAGTGCGTTTCCATTTCCATTCTCATTACCAAAAGTTTCTACGTATTTATACTCTTCTGTTTGTTTAATGTCAGAGATTGCATTTTTAATTTGCTCAACTTGAGTATCAGCTAATGTAAAGGTTTGTTTTTGAAATGGCTCTTTGTCTCCATCAGGTAAGCTAAACGCATCGCTTGTCTCCAGATCTTCCATTGATTGCCAAACATCCATACCCCACTCCGTTAGCTCTTGAGTATCCCAACTATTAGCCAATATATCCCAGTCCCACTCACCAAATCCTACATTGTCTTTTATGACAAAAGATTGCATTTGTTTTTCTGTTAGATTTTCAGCTTTAATTATATAGACTTCTTTAAGACCTAATTCTTGACAGGCTTTGAATCTCATATTGCCACCAAGAATACCCATCTCTTCGTTTACAATGATAGGTCTCAGCTTTAGCATTTCAGGAAATTCTTTAATACTTCTAACTAACTTTTTAAATTTAGCTTCTTTAATAGTCCTGGGATTAACAGGATTTGAGAATATTTTATTAATTTTAACTTTCTGTACCATAGTTATATAACGTATATTATTATTTGTTTTGCTTCCACTCCCAACTTTTTTTCATCATTATTAACCTTTCTTTTTTATCTTCAGAAAGTTCTAAGAACTGTTTTGTCAATGGATTGTTTAATTTTTCTAAAATAGCAATGTATTTTTTTTCGCAATTATTAGATTTATTTTCTAAATAATGCACTTTGTCTATTTCATCATAATTTAAGTGGCTTTTAAAAACAAAGATGTTTTCTATTTCATCCAGGCCTTTATTTGATCTTTTAAATAAAGCATAATTCTTGACTAAATAAATTGCAGTTGCGTGAGTCATTGTTTTTCCTTGACTTTCAAAAAATTTAGATATAAAAGTCCATCTCATTAAAAGTTTCTCTCTTAATAAATAACAAAGCAAAGCTCTGTGTTCTACATATTTTCTTTGTCTAGTATTTTTATATATATTAATTCCTGAAAGTTCAATTACTTTCATACCGATTTCTTCTGGCTTTAATGATTCCATTCTTTTATTTTAAAACATTTTTATTTGATGATTGTTTTGACTTTCCAGTCCTAGCACAGTTTCTAATATAGTTTTTCCTGCGATATAATCTACTAAATTCCTGGCTACTTTTTGAATACTTTGCTTTCCTTTATATTGTCTAAAATCATAATCGTGAAATTCACACAAAGCCTCTAGTTCTTTTTTAGAGTTTCCAAGCTGTGGATTTTTCCTTTCACTTAATGTATTAGGTAAATTAAAATTAGTCCAATATAAATGTCTGTTTCTTTTTTTTGCTGGGATTAATGGGTCATAATAAGGAATGACATTCTCTACAAGATACTTTCCTTTAAATCTTGGATTTTTTCCTTTTGCTACCGTTTCTAATAATATAATTTCTTCATACAGTTTCATATCTGGATACTTAGTTTCAAGTTTAGTATTCCAGCCTCTGGCTTTACTATGCGTTGGACAAGGTGGGGAACTCCAAATAAAATCAAATTCTTTATAGTGATCTAATAAATATTTGTGAGCATCAGCAACAATAACGCTGTCATTTGGGAATCGTTCTTGATATAATCTAGCAAGTTCTTCATCCCACTCAACAGCAGTTACTTCCACATCAGCTACTTCATCCCACTTGTATCTATTTCCACCTAGACAAGCGTATAAATTTAGTATCTTCATTTCTTTTTCTTCAACATATTGTATTCGTTTAAGTATAATTCTAATGTAGGTCTAAATAATGGAATCGATGAAGCTGAAGGATGGTTTGATTTAACCATTTTTTCATACTTATTAAAAAGAAAATCAATTGCTTTAATATCTTTATTTGCTTTATTCCAGGCCACAGCAATAAATTCTCTAACGCAATATGCGACTATTTTTTTATATCCATACATTTCATTTAAATTAGAAATCTTATTTAATAGATAATTAGAAAATTCTAAGTCTGCAACTTTAGCTGATCCTTTTTTATAATCTTTATTATTAGGAGTAAAAAATAAATGAATGATATTTCCTACTGTTATATTATTAGAGTTTGCTTTATATATATTATAAACTGTATTATAATCTACATAATGATTAGCAAAGGACTTTAAATAATCTAACATATTCCAGTTAAGATTACCATTATTCAAACTAATTATACAGTTTAAATGTTCTTGTGCTTTAGATGTATCAATCCAATCAACGATGTATGCTGGGATTGTTTTTTGTTTTAATAATATAGCACTTTGGATTCTGTGATGTCCTTCAATTACATCACCAGTTTTAGATATTATAATCGGAACTAACCAACCATAATCTACCAGCTTTGCCTTAAAATTGATGGAATGAACTTCTCTGAAATCTCTGTTGTCGATAGCAAATTTTAATTTTGCAATTGGATAGTTAGCTTCATAGCTACCTCTTTTTAATTGTTTTGTCATTTTTATTGTTTTAGATTGTTATTAATTTTAGCAACGTATAGCATTCAGAATACTTTTGTCTTGCCTTCCCTTTGTATTCTTTTTTAAATAGTTCATATAGTTTTCTAGTGTATTGATATTTTGTCTGGCATTCAGAAAAATACTTTTGAGCAAATCTTTTACCTTTGCCCTTAAAGTAGTTGACATTGTCCGCTGTGTCTCCTTCAATCATTTGAGCGTAAAAATTATATAATGCCTCATCTTCTGAAATGTCCAGGATTTCTTTGTGCTTATAGTGATAGTTGTATATTAGACAAGGGAACTGCTTATAATCTTTGTCAATTGAAACAATCATTACTTCGTCTCTACCGAACTCTTGACTTAATTTGTACCAATATCTGGCAACCATATCGTCAGTCTCTACTCCAAAGCCATAAATACTATCGTATTGTAATTTAACGTAATTGTGCATCTCGTGTAATAGTGGGGGTAACTCTTGTTTTTTTCTATTTGCTTTATAAGTCTTAGTGATTAATTTCCTGAAATTTCCCTTTGATCCATTGAATGTTATGACTTTGTCTATAGTGTATAATTCTTCTAGTCTGTTTACAATTTCCATAAACTGAGAATCGAACTTATTCCTTGCATCAGAAATGTCTGTGTAATATTTTTCATCTTCAGGAGTTTCTCTTTTTCTATAACAACTTGCAAAAATTAAGCTGTCAGCGTCTATTAATAGTATCATTCTTTTGTTTTATTAATCCATTTGCCTTCTAAGTCAATGACTGTGTAATTATGCTCTGTTAGAAGTTCAATCGCTTTATTAATTTCTACAGCTCTTTGACGATAGTGGTCAAATATTTCGTTTTCAAATGCGTTTACTTTATTCATAATTTTTTACTAAAATCTTTTCCCCAATAAATATTATTTAATTCATCTTGAGCCATTTTTAAATCTTGTATTCTTGTATTCCAATAATCAGAAGAATTTTTTACTACTTTATCCATTTGTTTTTTACTTCTTTTGCATTCTTCAATTTGTAACTCTATGCTTTCTATTGCTATTTGATATGTAACTAAATTCATAATTCTTTTAATTCTTCTTTTATTTTATCTAAATACCAATCTTGCATCTTTTTATTTTCCTTCAAACTTGATTAATTATAAAAGGAAGGTCTTTAAATAATTGATCTGTGTTATAAACAAGCCATTTATCTTCATCATAACCAAAGTGCATCTCTCCATCTTGACAATACAAGTGATTTGTTTCGTGGATGTAGGTATGTTTTTTAG